TTAACCGTTGTTTTTCGGGTCATCTTGATGCAATTATGTTTGCAAATGAGATGAATATGTATAACTTCTTACCAAAGAAGATGCAATATGACTTTTTTATAAATATCCTCAGAACTAAGAAGAGATACTCTCCTTGGCTCCGCAAAGATACAATTAAAGATATTGATCATGTAAAACGTTACTATGGTTATAGTAATGAAAAAGCAAAGCAAGCATTGAATATTTTAACTAAAGAACAACTTGCTTTCATTAAATCGAAGTTTGAAACTGGAGGAACAAAATGAGTGTGGTGCAAGTCCCAGAGGTAACATGGGCACCTGATAAAATGGTCGAAGTGGTTTTAGGTGAACCAGATGATTTTTTAAAAGTCCGTGAGACATTAACACGTATCGGAGTCGCATCTCGGAAGGAAAAGAAAATATATCAATCTTGTCATATTCTACACAAGCAGGGAAGGTATTATCTTGTCCACTTCAAAGAATTATTTGCCCTCGATGGCAAGCACGCTAACCTTACTATTAACGATGTTCAGCGTCGGAATCGTATTGCTCAGCTTCTTGCTGATTGGGGTCTCATAAGTATTGTTAACGTAGAAACAATCAAAGACATTGCACCTTTGAATCAGATTAAAGTATTAGCATATAAAGACAAAGGTGACTGGATACTAGAAACGAAGTATAATATAGGTAGCAAGAAGAAAAAACTTGACGATAAAGAATAGCTTATACACTGGCATTACCGAAAGACTTTTCTACACTTTGGGTAAAAGACCAGATACAGCAAACATCCATGACTTGTACATGGCATTGAGTTATGCTGTCAGAGATCAGATGATGTCACATTATCTGACAGATAAAGAACCAAAGAAAGAGGTTGCATATCTCTCAGCAGAATTTTTGATAGGTCCGCAGTTAGGAAATAATTTACTTAATTTAGGAATACAGGAAGAAGCAAAAGAAGCAGTTAAGAATTTTGGATATGAGTTAGATGATATATTAGAGTGTGCAGAAGAACCAGGTCTAGGTAATGGTGGTCTTGGTCGTCTTGCCGCTTGTTATATGGAATCTCTTGCGACTCTCAAAGTACCTGCAACTGGTTATGGTATAAGATATAAGTTTGGTATATTCAAACAAGAAATTAAAGGTGGACAACAAATTGAAGTAACTGATAATTGGTTACACGGAGATTGGCCTTGGGAGTTGTGCTATCCAGATGAATCTTGTTTAGTAGGTTTTGGTGGTAAGGTAGAGCACTATACATCAGATCAAGGTAATTATAGATGTCGTTGGGTTCCACAAGAACAGGTTGTAGCAGTTCCTTATGATGTATTGCAGTTAGGTTATGGTGGTAATAGTTGTAATCGTTTGAGATTATGGAGAGCAGATGCTACAGAGATATTTGATTTCTATGCATTCAACATTGGTGACTATATGGGATCAGTTGAACAGAGTGTTTCTTCTGAAACTATATCTAAAGTTTTATATCCAAATGATGGAACAGATCAAGGTAGACAATTAAGATTAAAACAACAATTCTTCTTTGTAAGTGCATCACTACAAGATATGATACGCCAACTTGATGAGAAAAATATTCCTGCCACAGACTTTGCGGATCATTATACCTTACAATTAAATGATACTCACCCTGCTGTCGCTGTTGCAGAAATGATGAGATTATTGGTAGATGATAAACATATTGATTGGACTACTGCTTGGGACGTAACTAATAATTCTATTGCATATACAAATCATACTCTTTTACCAGAGGCATTAGAGAAGTGGGACTTACAAATGTTCAAGTCATTACTTCCTAGACATCTTGAAATCATATACGAAATAAATGCTAGATTCTTACAGACTGTTAGGATTAATTATCCTGGTGATGAAAGTATATTAGGTAAATTATCAATCATAGATGAGAGTGGCAATAAGTCTGTTCGTATGGCACATCTTGCAACAGTTGGATCTCATCATGTAAATGGTGTTGCCGAACTCCATTCAGATCTTGTGAAGAAACAATTGATGCCAGAGTTTTATGATCTGTGGCCACATAAGTTTACGAATGTTACGAATGGTGTGACACCTCGTAGATGGTTAGCATTATCTAATCCACCTCTTGCAGAAGTATTAGATGAGTATGTTGGATCTGATTGGATAACTGATATGCAGTTATTAAATAAATTGGAGAAGTATCAGGATGATACTAATGTACTAGACAAGATAAGTGAAACAAAGTTATTAGGTAAACACAAATTATCTTCATATATTTCAGATACAATTGGCATTAATGTTGACCCAATGAGTATGTTTGATGTACAGGTCAAAAGAATACATGAATATAAGAGACAACACCTATTAGCACTACAGGTCATATTTCAATATTTTCGTATCAAAAATGGTATTGAAAAAAATCCAATACCAAGAACTGTAATCTTTGGTGGTAAGGCAGCACCAGGTTATTATATGGCAAAGTTGATAATTGAGTTTATTAATGGCATCGCAAATGTTATCAATAATGACCCTGATGTAAATGATGTCTTGAAGGTAATCTTCCTACCAAACTATAGTGTAAAGTTGGGTGAGAAAGTTTATCCCGCTGCTGATTTATCTGAACAAATATCTACTGCTGGTAAAGAAGCATCTGGCACAGGTAATATGAAGTTCCAGATGAATGGTGCTTTGACAATCGGTACACTTGATGGTGCGAATGTAGAGATCAGAAATCTTGTTGGAGAGGACAACTTCTTTATCTTTGGTAATGATGAAAGTGAGATCAGAATGTTGAGAGAACAGAAATATGATCCACAAATGTATATGTATGATGAACTAAAAGAAATATTCACTTTGATTGATAAGGGATTTTTCAGTGGTGGCACAAAAGAAACATTCCGTCCTATCATTGATAATCTTGCATACTACGATCCATTTTTTGTATTAGCAGATTTACCTGATTATCTTGCAACTCATGAATATGTAAGTAAGGTCTGGACAGATAAGAAAAAATGGAGTAAGATGTCATTAGTGAATATAGCAAGATCTGGGTTCTTCTCATCTGATAGATCAATCCAAGATTATTGTGATAAAATCTGGAAGATATGAAAAAATTCATCTTTGATGTTGATGGAACTCTAACACCGAGTCGTAAACAAATGGACATAAGATTCTCTGCGGAGTTTCTTATATTTTGTTGTAAGTTTGACACTTACTTAGTAACAGGAAGTGATAAAGATAAAACTATCGAACAGGTTGGATCTGACATTTACAACCGATGCAAGAGAGTATTTAATTGTTCTGGATCAGATATTTACGATGGGAGGAATAGTGTTTATAGATCAGATTGGAAACCATCTGATGAATTAATTTCTTTTCTTAATGATGAGTTAGATTACAGCACCTTTCCTATAAGAACAGGTGATCATATTGAGAGTAGACCTGGTGGAATTAATTTTAGTATTCTAGGTAGAGGTAAAGGTAATATGGAAGGAAGAGAAGAGTATGTAAAATGGGATAGAAATACTGCTGAAAGAATTGCGATTGCAGACAGAATTAAAAACCAATTTCCTGATTTAAATGTTCAGATAGGAGGACAGACAGGACTTGATATATCTGATAGTGATAAGAGTCAAATCATAAAATATTTCAATTATAGAGATGAAATACATTTCTTTGGGGATATGATGGAAGAGGGACAGAATGATTATCCATTGGCGAAAGCAGTACAAGAAAGGGGTGGTAAAACGTACAATGTTAAGGGTTGGGAAGAAACCCGAACTTACGTTAGTCGGTTCTCCTCTACGTTTGCAAGTGGTTTAAAGTATAATTAGTATTGAATGCCGAAAGGGTTCACATTTTATACTCGCTTTTAAAGGAGAACAATCATGACAGCACTACAACGCTATCACTCTGCAAACTTACCAGAGTTGATGAAAATAATCAACAGAAACGGCATAGGTATGGACGATTACCTTGACCGATTTTTTAATGACGATTATTCATCAAACTACCCACCTTACAATCTAATTCATCTAAACAATGTTGAGTCGGTACTGGAGATTGCACTTGCAGGATTTAGTAAGAAAGACATTAAAGTTTATACTGAATATGGAAAATTAATTATTGAAGGAAAGAAAGAATCTAAAGATAATGATTCAGTTAATTATGCACATCAAGGACTAGCACAAAGGTCTTTCAATAGAACTTGGCAGTTATCAGATGATGTAAAAGTTAAAGATGTAGAATTTAAAGATGGACTACTTACAGTTAAATTAGGAAAAATAATTCCTGATCACCATGCTCGAAAAGACTATCTTTAAATAAAGTAAAAGGGATCTTGACGATCCCTTTTTTTATGTTATAATATAAGGGTCAGAGAAATACTGACTGCGGTTATGCCCTTTGGTAGGTTCAGCATAAGCGGCGATAGGAATCTACCAAATCAATTATATTTTATTATGTCTGTTAAATTAGCAATACTGCAAGACAATGAACAAGTCATTGCAGATATTAAAGAACTCGTTGACGATAGTAAACCAGTTGGTTATATATTTCACCAACCTCATCGTGTCTATGCTGAGAAACAATTTCTTGCAGAGAGTGAAGAGGATAGATCAATACAAGTTACTTTGTCACCTTGGATATTATTAACTGCTGATAAAGAAATATTAGTTCCTAGACAACACGTAGTAACTATTGTTGAACCACTAGATACTATTAAAGAAACGTATTCGGAGAAATTAAATGGAAGTGATGGTGCTGGCACTGACAAATAATCATTATATTATTAGTCAAGTTGATGAAGTTGCAACTGAAGATATAGGGCAACCAGATTGCAAACTTACAAAACCTTATGTAGTTAATACAGAATCAGGAAAAACTATTCTTGAACCATTTATGATGGATCTTACAAGAGAGGAGATTTTTATGATGGGTTCTGATAAAATCTTGACATTAGCAATTCCAACACCTACACTATTAGAACAATATTTAAACTTAATTAAAGAATGAGGTTTTATACCAACGTTCAAATGGTTGGAGATAACTTCTTAGTTCGTGGTTATGAAGATGGAAAACACTTCGCAACCCGTGAGAAGTTCTATCCAACTCTTTTTGTCAACTCCAAAAGAAAAAGTAAATACAAAACACTGACAGGAGATGTTGTTGAACCTATCAAACCTGGCAGTGTGCGTGATTGTCGTGAGTTTATAAAGAAGTATGCAGAGATAGAAAACTTTGATGTATATGGAAATGAAAGATTTATATACCAATAC